ATTACGAAGTTTAGAATTATGGTACAAGGAATACTAGTTTAAATTTTGCTCTTGCATAGAAAGGAGTTAATAGACTACATACAGCACAGAAAGGAGTATTTACCATGCCCAATTTTGACGTACTAGAAAGTGTAGATTTTGCACCTGGAAAACTTAATGAAGATAAAGGTGTAGTGGAAGGTGTAAAGATTATCGGTAACAAATCTGCAAACGGTGTAGACTACCCTGATAAGGCTTTAGCAGAAGCTACAGAACTTTATGAAGGTGCAAAAGTAAACATAGACCACCCACCTAGAAACAAGCCCCATGCAGAAAGAAGCTATGCAGATAGATTTGGTAGCTTACGAAACGTTAGGCTTGTAGAAGGAAAAGGTTTATTTGGGGATTTGCACTTTAACCTAGCCCATCGTCTAGCACCCCAGTTTATTTACGATGTTAAAAATTCACCGGGTAATGTGGGTCTATCCCATAACGCTACTGCGCGTTTGTTTCCGATGAAGAATAAAAGAAGAGTATGTGAAAGCATCTTAAGCGTAAAATCCGTAGACGTAGTAGCAGACCCTGCTACTGTATCTAGCCTTTTTGAATCTAAAGAAGGAGAAAGAAAACCTATGAAAGTTAGAAAAAAGAAATCTAATGGCGATAACCAGCAAAGTAGTTTTAGTGCTGATGAAATCAAAGCTACCCTAGAGGGTAAGGGCTTTGAAGATGAAGACATTAAAGCTGTGCTGGAAGAGATGGAAGAAGGTGCAGGTGGTGGTGAAGCTGCCCCTACTTCTACTTCTGATGTAGATGCAGTACTAACCCTTATCAAACGTGATTTGGAAAACCCAAACCTAGACCTTAAAGCTACCATTAAAGCTGTAGCTGCAAAAATCAAAGCACTTAAAGAACTTATCCCCGGTGGTACAGCAGAAGCAAAACCTGCTGAAGGTTCAGACGGTGAAGGTGATATGCAGTCTATAGACGATGATGAAGAAGGTACAGATGATAATGAATCTGATACCGTTACTTTGGAATCAGTGTTAGAAGTTTGTGATGCAGCAAGCTTTAAGCCTGATGCCAAGCAAAGAAAAATGCTTGCTACTCTAGACACTAAAAAGGAAGTGCTGGAAACTGTACAGCAGTGGCAAAAAGAAAGTGATTTGGAAGATAACAAACCTAACATCCATAACGTTAAAGAATCCACTTACAAGGATTCTAAAGAATGGGCTAAAGGTTTGAAGTCTTAACTAATATTTTTAACCTGGAAAAATTTTAAAAACGATATAGAAGGAGAATTTGAACATGGCAGATAATCTTAACAGTTATGTACATGGCGACATTAAGCCTAAAACCTCTAAAGCAGTGGCTACAGCAGTAGTTATTGAAAAGGGTGATTTGGTAGAACAGACAGCAGGGGTTATAGATGCTGCTGATAATTTCACTTGGGATACAGACTTAGCTACTACCCAAGCTGCATTTTGCGCTTTGTTCTTTGGGGTAGCCCAAGGACGTAGTAGAAGTGGTGACACAGACCCCATTACAGTGGCTACTAGTGGGGTGTTCAGGTTTACTTGTGCAGCAGCTACTTTTGAAGTAGGTGATTTAGTAGGACCAGCTAAAGCTACTGGTAATGCACTTGAAAACCAAAAGGTAGTAGCGGTAGCTGATGAAAAGCTTGCTATTGGTAGAGTCCATAAACGCGCTGGTAGTAACGTTACTACTGTAGAAGTAGAAATCTTCAGTGCTGTTATGCGTGGTCTTTATGAACTTGATACCTAAACACTAGTTAACACAATCTTCATAAGGAAAATGTACTATGTCTGATTATGATAACTATGTTAGGGGTAGCAAAAAAGCAGTAACTACTAAAGCTATTGTAGAAGCTACCGTTATTGAACAGGGTGATTTACTGAGTATTACAGCAGGTGTACCAGACCCTGCTGATGATTTTACTTGGGATACCGATTTAGCCACTACGCAAGCTGCATTTGTAGCCTTGTTTGCTGGTGTAGCTTTAGAAGCATCAGCAGATGGTGATACTGATACTTTGCTTATGGCTAGGGCTGGTATTTTTAAATTCACTTGTGCTTCTGCTACTTTTGAACTTGGGGCTTTGGTAGGTCCAGCTAAAGCTACTGGTAATGCTTTAGAGAATCAGAAAGTAGTAGCTGTGGCAGATGAAAAATTGGCTATTGGTAGAGTAGCTAAACGTGAAGGTTCAGCAGTTACTGAAGTACAGGTAGAAGTTATGTCTACTGTGCTACGTGGTCTGTATGAAATTGATACCTAAACTTTGACTACTAAAATAATTAACTAGAGATAAAAGGAGAAATTTAGAATGGTTAAAAAGATTAACTGTAATGAACTTAAAAAGCGCGTATCTGCTGATGGTGCTGCTAGAACAGTAGCCCATTTGCAGGAAGCTTTGGAAGAAAAGCATGTAGCCCCTGAAGATTTTAGTATCAGGGATTTAGCAGAAGCCCTTATAGTGGATAGTAACGGTAACTCTATTGGTGCTGAAGGTATTAAAGTTTTCTTTGACCCTTCAGGGGCCACTTCTGTAATGGAAGCAGGGGGTGCAGTAGATAGTACCCTATTCAATAACATTACAGGACAAATTATCTACAGTGCTATTCTGGGTGGTTATGAAGCTGCTACGCTAGTTTGGAATAGGCTTGTTAAAGTTATTCCTACTAAGTTCAGTGGTGAAAAAATCCCCGGTATTACAGGCATCACTGATAACGTTACTGAAGTAAAAGAGGGTATGCCATATCCTGAACTTGGATTTGGTGAAGACTACATAGAAACCCCTGCCACTACTAAAAAGGGTTTCATTGTTTCAGTTACTAAGGAAGCTGTATTTTTCGATAGGACTGGTTTGGTACTCCGTAATGCATCCCAAGTGGGTGAACTTATGGGGGTTAATAAAGAAAAAGCTATTCTGGATATGGTGTTAGGTATTACTAATAACTACACCTGGAAAGGTACAGCTTATGATACTTACCAGACTGCTACACCGTGGATTAACGTTACTAGCAGTAACGGTATGGATGTAGTAGCTACCGGGTGGGAAAGGATAGATGCCAGTGAACAGAAATTTAATGATATGCTGGACCCCCATACTGGTGAACCTATTAACGTAACACCTAACCAAATCCTTTGCATGCCTGCAAGACAAACCCACTTTAGGCGAGTGCTTGGTGCAAGTGAAGTTAGAAGTGTAGAAGGTGCTGCTGGTGAAGTTACCGTTAGTGCTAACCCTGTTCAAAATTATGAACTGATTGTAAGTAAGCATGCCTATAGGCGCATGATTGCTTCTGGTGAATCAGCAGCTAACAGTGCAGATTTTTGGTTCCATGGTGATTTCCAGAAAGCTTTTGCATGGATGGAAAATTGGCCCCTTACAGTGGTACAAGCACCTTCCAATAGTGAAAAGGAATTTGAACAGGATATAGTAGCTAGGTTTAAAGCTAGTGAACGTGGTATACCTGCTGTTACAGAACCCCGAGCTACTGGTAAGAACTATAAAGCAGCTACCTAATTTTTAACCTGGAAAATTTTTAATCCTGAAAAGGAGTTATTACATGGCTAGAAAGAAGGATACAAAACCTGCTGCAAAAAAGAAAGAAACTAAACCTGTAGCAGGTTCTGCTAAAGAACTAAAAGCAGCAAGGCTAAAGAGGGAAGCAGAAGTAGTTATTAAAACTGTTTTGGTTACCCTTAAAGATTGTCCTGCTATAGTTTGTACTTGTGCTTCTACAGATGAAGCAATTAGTAAATACCATGCTGTAACTGGTATATCCGGTAGTAATGTTAATCCTTTTAAAATTGAAGAGATTACACCGGAAGAACTGGAAGAACTTAATTACAGTGATGAAACAGGACTAGTTACAGACTAGTCTAAAAAACTTCCATGAATCAAAGGAGCTATAAAACATTATGAAAGTTATTAAAAAGAAAACTACTAAGAAGAAAACGGTTAAGGGTACTATCAGAAAAAAACGTAATGGTAGCAAGTGGTTAGTTACCCTTAAGGATGCCCCTAGTATCGTAGTTACAGCTTCTAATGAAACAGAAGCTGTAACTAGGTACAGGGAAGTATGCAGGATTAGTAAGACTAAACATACTTTTAAAGCTAAACCTATAACAGCATCAGAACTAGCTGATTTAGTTTATGATGATAACGGAGTAGTTAAAAACAATGACGACTAGATTAGAATGGCTAGAAGCTGAAGTACTGAAAGTTAGAACCATAATTACGGAACTAACTACAAACCCTAAACCATCGTATAATATAGATGGGCAAAGCGTAACATGGGAATCTTATTTAAAGACCATGCGCGAAACTGAAGCAAGCATGCAAGACCAGATAGATATGGAAACTGGTTCTAATGCTGAAGAATTTACTAGCATCTATACATAAAGGGTAAACCATGGCTATAGACGTATCTGGTGATTTAGCATACTTTGACGGGTTAACTACTGTTACTGTTACCCAAGCTGGTACAGCTACGGAACAGGAAGTAGATAACGCATTACCTAGACAAGTAAGCCTTAAGGAAGCTGAAGCATCTAATGGTGTATACACTATTTCAGATGTTAAGTTTAATTTGGATATAGCAGATACAGACTATGAACCTAAACCCGGTGATACAATTACAGATGATAGTAAGCTTTGGGTAGTGCTTGCAGTAGACACAGCTACCTTAGAAACCCGCTACAGGTGCTGGTGTAAACTGGTAGACTTCAATAGTAACATATCTGAAACTGTTACCATAAAACGTAGCACCTGGAAAAAAGGTTCCCATGGTGCTGTGTCTGCTACCTTAACTACCGTAGCTTCTGGTGTAGAAACCATTGTACAGGATATGCAGAAGAAGCTTATGGTGAAGGGTGATAAACGGGATGTAGAAGTTTCCCATAAATTGTTCTTCCCACAAGGTACGGATATAGAACCCGGTGATACAATCATAGATAGCAGTGATAACCAGTACAAAGTTAATGCTGTGTCTAAACTTTCTAAACTAGATTCTTATGTAGTGGTGGATGCTGTTACTTCTATAGCTCCTTTAGAAGGGGGTTAAAGATGTTACAGATAGATGATTTAACTTTTAAATGGTCCACCAAAGCCCCATGGAAAGTAAGGGCAGCAGTAGCTGATGGTTTAGAACGTAGTGGTAAGCATGTAGTGCAGGACATACGTAGAGCTATTAACGTACCCTTTCCACCTGCATCTTCACCGGGTGAACCACCCCATAAACGTACAGGTAACTTAAGGGCTAACATAGCTTACAAGGTTAACCGTAAAACCTTAGAAGTATACATAGCACCTACAGAAGATGCCTACTACGGATTCTATTTAGAATATGGTGCGCCTAGAGCTAATTTAGAACCTAGACCATTTTTAGGTGTTACCATTAGAGAAAACAAAACCCGTATTAAGATTAGTTGTCAAAGGGCAGCAGCTAAAGCTTTTAGAAAGCATGCAGGAAAACTTTAATCATGGCTAATATATTTTCAGAAATAAATAGAGTATGGGAAGAATCAGTAGCATCTTTAGGGTTACTGCCCACCAGTAAAATTTTTACTGGACGCGCCCCAGACAAGTATTTACCAGAAGGGGAAACTACCCCGGTGAAATTGGAAACACCCTATGCCATAATTTTTGAACCTGTAAGCAGTGATGTAATTTATAGAACCACTGAAAAAGTTTCTGATATGTTTACCATCCAGATAACTTTTACAGATGATGATTTAGATAAAGCTATGGCATTAAGGGATGCAGCAGCAGACGTTTTAGA